GATCATTATAAGCCAGTTCGGTGGGCCGGATGGCGAATTAGCTGCATCTATGCGTTATCTTTCACAGCGATATACGATGCCATATAAAGAGGTAACAGGGATACTGACTGATATTGGTACAGAAGAATAATCCCGTTTCTTTTGGAAATAACAAAAAACCCTTTATTTGCGCGGGATTCTGGGCTTTATGGTCAATTCAAAGTTAGGCTCATTCAGATGACCACGCTTATTTTTCGTTAATTTCTTGTATTCTATAGATTCTATGAGTAATTTCAACAATCTGTTGCGTTCCGGAATGGATAAATCCCAATAACAGGAAAGCAGATCTTCACAAGCCGGCAGGAACTGTTCTATATTGGCTTCTCTTTGGCGTTCCTTGTCAAGTTCGAGTTTCAGCTGGGCAACGTTTGATTCAGCTTCAGAAATTCGGTTTTGTAAACTGTCAGATCGCTCAAGAAAGACTTCTGTCGAGTAGACACCTTGTTCAAGCAGATCATACATGGTTCCCTTTTGCCGTAGAAGTTGATCGAGTGTCTGTTGAGCTGATTCCAAAAGAACTTCTTTTTCCGGAATGAGACTCTTACTTGGCATCTGACCACTCAGACGATATCCTTCGACCCAGTCAGAAAGCGCATTGTAAACTTCTCGCTCAACAAGATCCAAAGGGCTGCCAATGGTAGGACAATCATATGTACTGCACAACATCAGATCATAAGGAACACGACTGGCAGTTCCGGAAGGTGGCCGGCGAATCATTTTCTTTTTGCACTCACTACAGATAATGATTCCTGCAAGTGGATTTTTGACAATGTTAGAACCAGCAGGCTTCGGGGATCCACAGCCAAGATAACTCTGAGCTTCTGCAAATACATCGTGATCGATCAAGCGCGGATGCCGGCCGGAAACAATGGTATAGTCATTGGTTCTCGGACGTGTGGTTGTGAGAACGCCATTTTCAATTGTTCTGACCACTTTTCGCTCGCCGATTTTAACGCATTGATCGTACACAACATTAGAGAGGATTCCACGGACGGTGCTCTCACTCCAAAGTTTGGAATTACGTGGCTTTGTACCGTAACTGTTTAAAGTACGAGTGATCGACCGGATACCGACACGTTCCGGACCGGTAAACATAGAAAAGATAAGTCGCACAACAGGAGCCTCGTTTTCATCAAAAGCAAGAGTCCATCCCTTCTCTTTTTCAAGTTTCGTTCTCCGGAAACCATATGGAGCGGAGTTGTATGGCCACTTCCCCTCAGAGATAGCGGCATAACGTCCATTCTGCATTCTGCGCTTGATCGTCTTATATTCACGCCGACTCATGAATAATCCAAACTCAAAATACTCTTCATCGAATTCATTGGCAGGATCATAGGTTTTGGAAGGAGTGATGATTAGTGTGTTGGAATACTGGAAAGCTCTCTGTACAACTCCCTGATCGATCGTATCACCACGAGCGAGACGTTCTACTTCCATAACAAGCACACCGTCCCAAAGGTTTTGCTCTACTTCGTGAAGTAACTGTTGCATAACAGGACGTGCAGCTATAGTTTCTCCGGACACAACTTCTCGATAAATACTGCTGATAATAAGGTTGTTTTTCTTAGCAAGAGAGAGAAGTGCACGTTCGTGTCTGGCAAGAGTTTCTCCTTCACCATGCTGCTCGGCCTCAAGATCCTTTCTTGATTTCCTCAAATAAATACAATACGACATGATATCACCTCCGTATATATTATGTAAAAAAGTACAAAAATAACAGTCATACATAGAACGTAAGTTCTGATTGTGCGACTGCACCGAAGATGATACAATATTCTTTGGTAAGACAGTATCTCTTCGGAGTTACTAAAGCACATTGGAGTGTGCTTCCCCAGTTGACCGTTCCTGTTGGCGCAGGAGCGGTTTTTTATTTTAGCTGTTATGACTGTAAAATATCATCTGAAAATCGTCAAATTATCTAATAACTAATGACACTTTTTACAAGGCTCGTAACCTTGTGCCTCAGCTTCAGAAACAGAAAGTTGCCAGGATGTACTCGGATCCATTTGACCACAATCTGGTCTACTGTGGTATTTGCTACCAGTAGCAGAAATCCAAACCATTTCTTCTTGAGGTTCTTGTGTTTGCTGAACAACATCTGATTGATTGGGTTCTTCAGTAGTTTGTTGAGCTTCGAGCCCTGCTTGTCCTGCAGCTTCTGCTTCAGCAGCAATAGCAGCCTTGTCTTCAACATTGAAAGTCAGGGAATTACTTTCAATGCCATCGCATGAAACAGTGATTATATAAGAACCAGCTCCGCTTGCTGAAAATGTAAGGTTTCCGTTATCATCAGAAGCAAAGGTACATTCGGATCCGTTTAAAGTCAGGTTATCAATATTAGCATCGGCCGGTGTTACGGTAAGTGTTACCGGAACCTCTGTATTAATATCATAAGTCTGATCTGTATCAGCTGAAATGCTCAAACTTTCAAGAGCTGCAACTACTGGTTTCGTGTCCTCAACTTTTTCTGCATTCTTTTCCGTATTCTTATCACCGGAATCGGTGCATGATGAAATAGCTCCGATCACAAGGAAGAAAAGAACGACAGCTGTAAGGCATCCACACCCCATCTTCTTTTTGGATGGCTTATCATCTATATCTGGAGAGGCATCTGAAAATGTAGATGAACCGAAACTACTTTCGGATGAAAGTCGTTTTTTAATCTCTTTTGAATAGGTGATTGACATTGCAAGTGTGATACCGCCGAAAATCAAACAAATTACTGTTGCCAAAGCACTTCCACCGGCGAAACCAATTAGCGCAACGAAAAACAGAAAAGCGGACAGTATCGCAGAGGTTATTTTATAGCGCTTCAAAGAATCCGTTGTAAATTTATCAAGTGATGCGCTTGAACCATCGGCAACATTATTCTGAAAAGAAAGGTCTTCCGTAAGGACTGGATCTAAGTTGTCTGCAGAAATCCTTTTATGACTGGATGGTTTTTTACTACCAGATCCACCACCGGAAGAAGTAGTGTAGTATGCGCCGGTACCTGGAATGCCGACAGATGTTGTTTTCTTTCCAGAAGAGCTATATGTTTTGTGGACACCTTTTCCACCAAACGTTACACTTGTACTTTTTTTGTTCAAGTTTACTTTTACTCCAGGAGCAACCTTGAAACTTTTTCTAAATCTTAATCCCATAAATTCACCCTCATTTGTGTGCCTGCCAATCAGGAACACCACAATCCTGATCGGAACCTACTCCATAGATATTTGAGCAGGCTTTCCTAATAATAGCAATCCCTAAAGTTCCTAAGTAAAAAGAACAGATGTTCGATAAAACATTGATTTCTATATACAAATGTTGTATGATGAAATCAAGGAATTTCGAAGAGCGTTCTTGCTGGGAACGGAGGGATAACATAATGAACAATGTATCTAAACAACTTATCATAGGAATGGTGAAGAAAATTGACGATTCAGATGAAAAATTTCTTCGCCAGCTCTACACCATCTTAAAAAGACATTTAGAAAGAAGGAAGCATTAGCTTCCTTTTTTTATGTTCTCTCGCAACTTGGCACTGAAATCACGGATTACTTCCTTTGATTTAGGAGACAATTCATGATATGTGTGCATGATTTCCTTAATCAACTTATATAGATCATTATCACTGTCTTCCAGCAATTCAGATACATAAGCAGCTTCTTCATCTTCTTCAGGAAGCTCCAAGAACATATCACCAGCTCCAGATCGGAGCCATTCCTCATTAACATTGAATGTTTTGCATATAAGAGCTATTGCGGAATCACTTGGAATGCTACGTCCCATTTCATAAGTGGCTACAGTATTACGTTTAACTTTTATTGATTCTGCGAACTCTTGTTGTGTCAGCTTTAGAACTTTTCGAAGTTCTTTAATACGTTCGTTCATTTTGCACCTCCCTTCGCTATGAACATATTATAACACACAGTGCTTGAATGCACAATAGAAAATGTTGAAATAATCAACAAAACAATACTTGACAAAAGTTTTACGTCGACATATAATTGTTTTAGAATCAACACGAAAGAGGTGAACAATGTGAGTGAAGAACAGAAAAGATTAATTGAAGAAACTGTAGAGAACCTAAAGCATTTAGACAAAGAAAGCCTCCTGGTAGTAAAGGGAAGCGTAGAAGTGCTCAAGGCAAGAGATGCAATGGAGAAAGATAATCCTGAGAAAAAGGTTGGATAAGATCAGGGAGGCGAAAACAATGAAGAGAAGTATTAATCACAAGAGATACAGCGGATATCCAGAAGAATTAAGTCTGCTGAAAGGATTTAAGGTTGTTGGAGTCGGATGCGGAGATATCGAAAAAGAGGGTGCAACAAGCATCATGCTGATGAATGACCACAATGTCGCTGTTGACCTGAACATCACGGATGAAGGAACATACATCAGCGAGTTTTACGCACTTACACAGGACTTTATTCCAAGAACCTATGAGGATGATTAGAGAGGAGAAAAAAATAGCAACAAGTACAAACCGTAACACATAAACTTTTCTAGGAGGTGATGCGGGTGATCGTAGAGATCAAAAAGACAGAAAGCGGATGCACATACAAATTCGATGATTCTGCTTATCTGGGGAAAAGCGAAAAAGAGCATGAAAAAGTGATCAATGATGTATCAACTATCATAAACGAACATCTGAGATCAAGAAAGGATAAAACCGCTTAGGCGGTGGAAAGAAGGACAAGCATGGAGGATTGTTGCTACTGTCAGCATAGAAACAGTTGTATGGAACGCAGTCGATGTTATCCGTGCACATCATACAAAAAGGAAGAAAGGAGAAAGACCACATATGGATTATCAGATGGACGAAAACACAGGAACTGGGCTGCTGCTCTGGGACATGGGAAGAAGCGGACGAGTACGCCAGGAAGAAGAACAAAGGAGATTACATCATATTAGAATGAGTCTTTGGCGAACAAGATTTATTACAGGGATAGGAATGCTTGTTGGACTCTTCTATGCTTCCGGAGCAGCAATTACATATTCCATATCAGTCAAAGTGCCAGGGTCAACGCTGGAGCGCGTCCTGATCGGACTGGCTGTATCAGCAAGCTTCTACGCGCTGAATTCGATTGCAAGGAAGCTGGAAAAACAGATAAAAAAATAACACTTCCGGAGGTAACGGAAGTGTTGAATGCAAGACTTTTGTCTCGCAGATATTAAAGACATTATTATCTTAACATCTATGGGGCAGGAAGTCAAGAAAAACGGGGGTTCTGCCCCATTTTAATACTCGATTAAGATATTAAAGATAGAGGTACATGATGGCGACAAAGAGAGTAACACACACCTTCCGGAAGGGAGACATCCTGGAGGTGAAGGAATACCATGATGGCAGGTATGGAGCAAGAGGACTGCCAAGAGAAAAGAAGAGAAAGCCGACACCGGAGCAGATGGCAGTAGTGAACGCCATGAATAAGGCGGAGACAGCCAGACATAGATTGTTGGAGTACTTTGGAAAGGGGGACTACTTCCTGACGTTGACGTACAGAGTTGAGGCAAGACCTCCGGACATGGCGAAAGCAAAGAAGGATTTCACGAATCTGATAAGCAAGCTAAGGACAAGATACAAGAAAGAACAGATCGAATTGCGCTGGATCCGGAACATTGAGAAGGGAACCAAGGGAGCATGGCACGTTCACATGGTCATCACCGGATGCCGGGATACGATCCGCTGGGTAGAGGAATGTTGGCCACACGGTGGAATCTATGCAGAACAACTGGAGAAAAGCAAATACTACGAAGAGGATTTCTCACGGCTCGCATCCTACATCACCAAAAACGAGAAGGTGGGAGAAAAGAGGGAAGACGGAAAGAGGGACAAGCCAAGGCTCAGTGAATCCAGTTACAGCACTTCGAGGAACATGCCACTGAAACCACCAAAGAAGAAAAAACTGGCAAGATGGCCAAAAGAGATCAAACAGAAGAACGGCTATTACATTGCCAAGAGCTATGAAGGAATCAATCCGGCCACTGGGTTCAAGTACCGGAGATACACATTGATCCGGTTGAACAGGAGGATTTAAAGACATGAAGACAGTGAAAGTCTACATAGAGACAACAATCACAGGTCCGTCAAAACCGAAGTATGGAAAATATGCGGCAGCTTTAGCGTTTACAAGGAAAAACGGGAAGACGGAAGACCGATTCCTGCAAGGAAGTGAACAGGAAACAACCTATAACCGTAGCGTACTATTAGCCATGGTTCGGGCAATGCAGAGATTCACAGAGTCATGCCATATCATATTCTACACAGGGAATACATTTATCCGCAATATGGTTCAGGCAGACAATCCGGAAAAGTGGAGACGGGCAGAGTGGAGAAAGTCGGATGGAAAAGACATACAGAACAAGGAACTGTGGCAGTTGTTCCTGGAAGAGAGCAAAGAACACGAGATAGAGATCGTATACGAAAACAACAGTGAGTATAAAAGGACGCTTGAAGCGTACTTGCAAGGAGAAGAGGTATAAAGATGTTTGAGAAGTTTGGAGAATTTGATTCTTGCGAAGAAATCAACCGTGCTGCAAAAGCACAGTTGGAAGAAGGAGACCTGGAAGCAATCAGGACAATTGCAGAAGAGAACGGACTGGATCCGGAAGACGCTGAGGACTTTTGCACCGGTGCAATAGAAGAGCTGACGACACCAATTCTTGCAGCTATTGGAAAACTGGAACTGGAAGCGAAGGACCTGAAACTGGAAGGAGCACTGAAAGACTGGACGGATTCCATCAAACAATCATGCATGGAAAATGAAGAGATGGCTCTTGCAGTCAGAAGAAAAGGAAAGTCATTGAAAGACTGCATGGCTTTGGTCTTGAAGACGGCATTTAATGCCAAAACACAGTTAGATGACAGAATCACCAAGGCAGCAGGCTTGAGACCACCACTGTATATCAGCATTCCAGGAAAGGCACAGATCAAAGAGATCGTGAGAGAGTACTATCTGGGTGAGAAAAAATGAGAGTATACAAAGGGTTCAATAAAAAAATTCAGGCAAAACACGGAAAAGGGACATTTCAGTACGAGAAAGGGAAGACTTACAAAGAAGAGAAAAGCAAAACAAGATCAACTGGATTCCATGCGGCGGAGTATATCCTGGATTGCCTGCAGTGGTATCCGATCGATGGAAAGAACAAATTCTTCCTGTGCGAAGCTGGCGGGAGTATAGACGAAGAAGACGGATGTTCAATGGTTGTATCTACAGAGCTGACATTATTAAGAGAACTGACACTTATGGAGATTGCAATGGCGGCAATGGAATATATGATCATCCATCCGAAGAGAACGTGGGAGAAAAGAGAAAGAGGTGCATACGCAGAAAAAGAGCGGTCAAAAGCGATCGGAGAGACAAAGATAGCGATCGCAAGGGGAAAACATCCGGAAGTGAAAGGTGAATACGGAACCGTGATCGGACTGATCGTAGAGGACGAGAAAGGCAAGCCAGTGGCAGCAGGCGTGAGGAATGTTGACGGAATACAAGCGAAAGCGCATCAGATCTATTCCATGACAGAAGAAAGAGAATGGGTGGAGGTGCAGAAATGAAACGAAAAGCGATTGAACGGATCAAACCAAAGAAACCGGAAGGAAAAGGACTTACAGCCACGCTACAGGAGTTGGGGGAAATCCTGATCCTAAATATCTATCAGGCGAAGGAACTGCTGGTGCGGTACTGTATCAACTATGAGACAGGGGAACATGAGTACTGGAAAGAGCAGCATGGTTGGAGAAAAGGCGGTATCCTGAATGCACTGAACGAGGACTGGCGAGATTGGGAATGGAGAACATATGACGATTATCCGAAATTGCAGGAGAAAGACGCCAACAGGATCAAAGAATTGATTAAACATAGAGCGTGGAACAACAGCCCGTGGGAGAGAATCAACGGATTGGAACATAGCTATAACAGCGAGATTAGGGAAAGATGTGAAACAAACCGGAAAATGAAACTCATGAACCTAATGAGAAAAGTTCCAGGTCGTCCGAAGAATCTGAGAGAATGGTTCTTTGAACAGGCAGCAGGAGAGGATTACATGTTCCGGAACAGGGAAACGAAAGAATTTGTCTGTACGAACTGCGGAGAATCCAGTCGGCCGGAAGAAATCAAGCGGCAGGATGGAGGAAAGAAGATCCTGCACAATGACATGGTATTCTGCCCTTCCTGCAGAAAACTGGTGAGAGCAAAGACAAGAACAGACCATATCGAACAGAAATGGAAGAGCTGTTATCTTATCCAGCCGGTAGATGAAGATACGAGCGTACTCCGGATCATAGAAGCAAAGGTCGGATGGGACAATGGAAGACATTATGTAGAGCTTGGAGATGAAATCAGAATCTTATTGTACAAGGTCTACTCCAACAGAAAATTGAAGAAGACATACATGATCTATTACGAGGACTCCTGGGATGGATGGACAAAAGGAAACCGGAAAAATCTAAGAGCAAGAGAAGGTTACTTGTATCCGGGAGAATTCGGCCAGATATTAGACGGAACCACTTACAGCGAAGCAACAAGAGTTCTGGAGCATTTATCGAAGACGGGAATGGAACTGAACTACAACAGACTTGTGGCAGGGACAGGACAGATGAAAGGATATGCACAGAAGATCGAGTGCCTGGCAAAAGGACGCTTTTGGAATCTGCTGAGAGATACGATCGGTTGTACAGACTATCCGGGATATCCGACACAATACTATGGACCACTGGACATGAGAGAGGAAAGCATTGAGGGAATGTTCAGAATCCAAGACCGTCAGAAGATCAACCGGATCCGTGACGAACATGGCGGGAACAGAATGGTACGCTGGATGCAGTATTCGGACGAGACAGGGCAGAAGATCTCGAAAGAGACGGTGCAGTGGATGATAAAAAATGAGATAGAACCAAGCGGCATCCGGGGACTGGAAAAATATATGAGTCCACAGAAGATTATGAACTACATCGAAAGGCAGAAAAAAGAACAATATGCAGGAATGACGGCAAAAGCTGTGCTTGAAGAATATAAAGATTATCTCAATATGTGCGAGGCATGCTGCAAAAATATGGCTGACGAGATGGTCTATCGTCCAAGAGAGTTAAAACGCAGACATGATGAAGTTGTTGTAGACCGGCAGCAGATACAGATCTTGAAAGAACTGGAAAACAATGCAGAGGGAAAAGAAGCCTATGCACAGGAAATGCGGCAGAAGTTTCCGGAAGCAGAAGAGATCCTGAAAGAGATTAAGAGCCGATATGAGTACGAAGACGAAGAGTATAAGATCATTGTACCGAACACGTTAGTGGATATCGTGAAAGAAGGACGTGCGCTGCATCATTGTGCCGGCAGCAGTGAACGATATTTTGACAGGATCGAGAGCAGAGAGACATACATTTGTTTCCTGCGGAGGCAGGAAGCACCGGGAATCCCGTTTTACACGATCGAAGTAGAGCCGGGAGGCACAATCAGACAGCACAGAAGCTATTATGACGAAGAGCCGGGAATCGAGGAAATCCGGGTATTCCTGAAAGAATGGCAGAAGGCAATCAGGAAACGTCTGACAGAGAAAGATAAGAGGTTGGCCAAGATCAGCAAGATCAAGAGAGAAGCCAATATTGCAGAGCTGGAAGAGAAAAAGAATATAAGAGTCCTTCAGGGATTAGCGGAAGATTTCCTTGAAGCAGAAGAGATAGAAAAAGAACTGGAGGCAGTTTGATGGAATTAGCGCAGTATCAAAATTATGAGGAATACAAAAAGGCAATGAACACCGTACTGAACAGAACGGTAGAAGATTTTGTCATGACTGGATATCTGCTGAAGCAGGGAAGAGATAGCGATATCTTAAAGGATTCAGGATATAGCAATGTCAATGAATTTGCGTGGGCGGAATACAAGCTTGAAGCCACACAGGTATCCAGATACATCAGAATCAATGACAGATTCTCGGAGGGTGGTTACTCTCCGAGACTGCAGGAAAATTATAAAGGATTCGGCTATGCGAAGCTAGCACTAATGCTGACGCTTCCGGAAAGCGTAGCAGAAGAACTGACACCGGCATACAGCAAGTCAGAGATCCAGGCAGTCAAAGAAGAGATTGAAAACGAGGAGAAGATCACAGATATCGAAGTCATTTTGGAAGGCGAGAAAGAAGAACAGAAAGAACTCGACAATCTGGAAAAAGCAATCCATCAGATCTGCATGGATGAACCGGAACTGTATCTAAAGCTGCATGAGGCAGTCAGAACAAGCATAGGAACAGGACGGATCAAAGAGGTGTTAGCACCGGACGGGGACAAACTTTACAGCGTAAGACCACAAGGCTGCGGAAGAATTATGCTCTATCTAAACGATGAGAAAGACGAGGTCATACTGCAGGTTGTAAGACAAGGACTGAAAGAAAAGTTTGCCTGGGAGAATATTTTAAGCTATCTCGTCCTGATCACAGAACAGGAAGATGCAAAACAGAATTGGGAGGAACTTTACGGACAGAAATATCCGGAAAAAGAACGGATTGCACCAGTGCAACCGAAGAAAGAGAAGAGAAAAGAGTCAAAGGTAGTGAAGGCGAAGCTGCCAAAACCAAAAAAACCGGAGAAACAGGAGACGGAGAAACCGGTAGAGCTTCCAAACGACATTCCGGGACAGACAGAGATTGAGAAAGATTTTCCGGAAATGCTTCCGGAAGCGGGGAAAACGCAGGAAATACAGAGCGATTTTATCAGAGCAGGACAGCACAAAGAGGAAAATTGCACCAGTGCAATGCCGGAACCTGTGGAGATTGTGGAAAAACCTGTGGATAATTCAGAGCAGATGGAAGAAAATGCGAGAAACACAGAAGCGGGAGCCAATTCAGAACCGGTGGATAAGTCCGAAGAAGAACAGAATCCGGCTGGCAGCAGATGGGAATACATGAAGACAATGGAATCATACAAGATGGCACTGTATATGGCAGCATCCGTGAAAGAGATGCCTCACATGATGTTGAACTCAGCAGAGTATTGGAAGAAATGGTTAGAAGCAGAGGTGGATGAAAATGGAGATGAACTCAGCAAGAAATAAGGTGATTATATTATGAGCATCGATTATTCAGATATGGCATTTCCAAAATTAGTCAGTAAGAAAAAAAGGAAATCACATAAAAAGAGCATCCTCAAGAGTAGAAAGGGAGTCTGCTATCTCTGTTTGATACTCTATGATGATTCTTCCAAGCAATATACAGAAGAACATCACATCATGTTCGGATCCGGACAGCGTGAACTATCTGAGGCAGATGGACTAAAGGTAGATCTGTGTCGGAATCATCACAAAGAAGGACCGGAAGCAGTCCACAATAACCGAGAAACGCGGGAACTACTCTGCAGAATAGCACAGACAGAATATGAGCAGACACATACGAGAGAAGAGTGGATGGCGAGATATAAGAAAAATTATCTATAGTTACCTCCGCTGAATGGCGTGGAGATAAAAGTATGTCACAATACTGCAACATGATAACAAGAGCTTCCTCCCTGGATGCGGCAGGGAGGAGAAAGGAGCAGACAAGTGCCAAAAAGACAGAGATCAACAGCTTGGAAAAGCGAGCTGGCTGAGATAAATGCAAAAGCAAGACAGGAAGGAATGAGTTATGGACAGTATGTGGGATTAATGTACTGCGAAGAGAGAGATGAAATGGAAAGAAGGAGAAGATATGACAGAAAGAGACGCGAGAGATTTAGTTGATTGGCTGGATCAGGCAGAAGAGGAAACAAAAGCAACAATTGCAGAGCATGAAAGAATCGATCCATTTTATGACGGAGTGCTTTCAACGGTTCAGACAGTCCGTGAATATATCAAGAAAATGCGTAAGGTGGATGAAGCGGAAGGAGAGAAACAGATGAAAGAGATTATAACAGATAGCAAGTTTGAGCATATCGAAGAAATCAAGCCGTTTTTCTGGTGGACAGGAAGCTTGAACATAAAGCAGGCAATCACACACTTGACAAAGCGATACGATGAAGAGGAAGCACACAATCTGTTGGATGAAAAGTTAGAATTTGTATCTGACTACATGAGAAATAATCACGGAGCTGTCGAGCAGTACGGAATCTACCTCATTCCGGAATTTATGCTTGGATATGATGACATAGAGATTGTGGTTGTAGCGGCATCCGAAAACGAGAGGGCTGCGGTGGTATTCTCGGATATTCCGATAGCTAAGGGAGGTTGCGGAAGAAAATGAATAGAGAAATACTTTTCAGAGCGAAACATATTCATACAATTCCAGGTAACGAGCATCTTAATGGAACATGGGCGCATGGTTATCTTAGTGATAAGGATTATATTTACGATAAAAGTCTCGAGGGTGAATTTCTGGTTGATGAAAATACGATTTGCCAGTATACAGGATTGCATGACAAGAACGGCAAAAGAATATGGGAAAACGATATCCTGATGTGTCACGACAATCCGAAAGATCTTGTAAAAGCAGTATTCGGAGAGTTTAACGTCATAGAAGTGGAAAGCGAAGAAGTAATAGACAGTGTAATTGGATGGCATTATGAAGTGATTCCAACGGATGAATTAAGTAAATGCGAGCCGTTCTGTTATTCAATGCCACTTACGGACACGTACATCAAGTTAAATGAGATGGAAGTTGTCGGCAACGTATTTGACAATCCTGAACTGTTAGAAGAGGAGAATGTGCATGGAACAGATTAAGCGAGGTGGAAAATGACAAGACAAGAGAAAGAGGATCAAGCACAGCTTGAGTGGCTGCAAAAATGGAAAGAACGACGGAAGGAAAAAAGAAACGTGAGAAAAAAGCCACTGTTTTATAAGATTCTAAGGAAACTCGGAATCATAAAGGATTACGAGGAAGACATAAGAACAAGAATGGAGATGTGCAAAAGAGCAATAAAGGCAAATGTATGTCCTGAGGATTGCGACATTTGCGCATGGGACGTGAAAGGAGGGATTGATTACAATGGTTATATTACGACCGGTAGGAACAACAGGAAACCGTCTGAAGTATCTAAGAAAAATCAGAGGACTGACAAGAAAAGAGGCAGCAGTCAAGCTAGACATGAAGGAGGAAAGACTGCAAGATCTTGAAACAGGAAGGAAAGGGCTGACGTTAGGAGAAGCAATCAAATATGCAGATATATATAATGTGTCTTTAGAGTACATAGCAGGGAGAAAGAAAGTTGAATATTGAAGATGCAATTAGAATCATTAAGGGGTTGGATACATCCAACAGCGAAGAAAACATCGAAGCAAAGAAAATGGCAGTTAAAGCATTAGAGAAGCAGAGGCAAAAGAAGATTGAAACATGGAACGGACAGGCATCGTGCCCATGCTGCAAGAAACTATTCGGAGAAATGAAGACAATCAGAAATCTTACTACGTGGGAAATGCCATACTGCAAATTTTGTGGGCAGGCTCTGGATTGGAGTGATGAACAGTGAAAAGAAGTACAGACACACGCTGGAGTCCTGCGGAAATCCAGCAGAACCAAAAAGAACATTATGCTGATATGGCAGAACATCCGCCGGATCGGAAGGCAAGCGAGAAGCTTCACCGGCCGACATACCAGGCAGGAAAGCTGATCGAAGCGCAGGGGCAGCAGTTGTGGCATGGAGATGTAGCAGAATACTTGGCAAGAAAGTACAAGATAGGAGATGATGCCAATGGAGAAGAGACTGGAAGAGAACAATGTAAAAAACGAGAACGACAGGAAGAAAACCTATCTCAGGGCATACAGAAAACATGGGAAGAGAATCAAGAGGATCGAATCAGAGATTGAAGAGATCAGGAACATGAAGATGTATCCTTCATCGAATAATGATGGGATGCCACATGGATCCAATCAAAGCGATGTAAGTTCTTATGCGGCAGATCTCCTGGAAAGAGAGGACGAGCTGTATCAAGAGGGAGTGAAGCAGGTACAGACATACAAAGATATAGAATACAGAATAAATAAGCTGGAGAATCAAGACGAAAGAGATGTTATGTTCTACAGGTATATCAAAGGATTTAAGTGGTGGCAGATAGCACAACTCATGGATTGTAGTGAGGAATGGATATATAAACTGCACGGCAGAGCATTGAAAAAAATTCAAATTAATTAAAGAGTACAGTTCAGTACAGTAATAAGTGTGATAATCTGATAGTGTCGAAAGACGGAAAGATACATACAAATTTCTTGAAAGAGACACTTGCAATCCTCTCGGCAGGTGTCTTTTTGTATGAAGGAATGTAACTATGACGGACAAGGAAGCAAAGAAATTTTACAATTCGACAATGTGGAAACATAAGCGGATGCAGATCCTAGAGAGAGACCACTATGAGTGCCAGGACTGTCGCAAACGATTGAGAGATGCAGTGGCAGCAGGCGACATCCTGCGAGGAGAAGAGAAAAAGATAAGGAGAGCCGAAGAAGTACATCACATTGTTGAGTTGAAGGAACATCCGGAACTCGGACTGGAAGAGGATAACCTAATCAGTCTTTGTGTGCCGTGTCATAACCTTAGACACGGCAGAGCACCAAGAAGATTCAAAAGAAAGAAGAAGCTTGTGAGCAAGGAGCTGTGGTAGCCCCCCGGTCAATTCTCAGCGATTTTTCCAGAGTGAAGAACGGGGATGTAGCCAAGACTCTGAAGAAATTTTGAAATCTCGCGTGAAAAGGGCAGGGGGGTTAAATTTCAGGACTCACTATAAGAAAGAAAATTTTCAGACAACTTCAAAAAGACTTAAAAAGAGCAGAAAAAGAAGTGAAAAATTGATAAAAATGGCATGATTTGAGCAAAAAGGTGGTGAAAAGATTGGCACAGAGAAAGAAAAAGCTGACGGAAAAGCGGATCAGAGAGTCTCTAGTGAAGCAACTAGAACGGCGCGGAATGAACGCAGAATTTTACGAAGATTTGATTAACGATTACGTACATTATTGGAACCTGAAGAAAGACTTACTTGCCGATATCAAAGATAAAGGACTTAGGTATGAGACTATCAATGGAAATGGAGTCAGCGTGGAAAAGGCAAACGAATCTGTAGTCAATCTGCAAAAGACTACAGCAACCATGCTGAAGATTCTTACTGAACTGAAGCTAAAAGAACCAGTACAGGAACAGGAAAATCCGACAGATGGTTACCTGTAAAGAAATTGATGATTATCTCAAATATGCCAAAGAGCATCCAAAGTGGATAAACAAGAAAAGAAAATTACTCATAGAAAACATCGTTAAGCCAACATTAAAGCGAAACGATGTTTTTTTTGATGAAAAAACGTACAGGAACTGCTTACAGTATTGCAAGTCCAATTTCTATGAGCTTTTCCCGTTCCAGAAGTTCATCTATGCATTCGCATTCATGTACAAGGATGACATCCCAGTATTTTCCAAGTTCTTCATCAAGGAAGGACGTGGAAATGGTAAGGATGGATTCATCGTGCCGCTGGTAAATTTCTTTCAGACTCCGCTCTACGGAGTGAAAAATTACCATGTTGAAATTGTGGCGAACTCAGAGAGCCAGGTTAAGGACACATTCAAGGTAGCTTATGACATGCTACATGATAATCCAAAATTCAAGGGAAAGTTTTCGGTCACAAAGGAACTTATCACGAACCTGGCAACAGGATCGGAGATGAAATACAACACTTCGAACGCAAAGACCAAGGATGGTAAGCGAACAGGATGTCTTGTCCTGAACGAAATCCATGCCTACGAGAACTATGACCAGATCAATGTATTTGAATCCTCTTTTGGTAAGGTCAAGCATTCGAGAGAGTTCATCATCACAACAGATGGATATGTCAGAGACGGTCCACTGGATGAAATTTCGGCAATGTGCGCTGAGATTTTGGAGACGGGAGAGAATCTGCTAGGGTACTTCCCGTTCATCTGCGAGATTGATGACATGAAAGAAATCGATGATCCAGAGGCATGGCATAAGGCGAACCCATCAATGGAATACATGCCAATTCTTGCGAATCAGATCATGCATGATTACCTGGAAATGAAGAAGATCCCTTCCAAGCGTGCGGAGTTCATTACAAAACGAATGGACAGATCAGCGCGGAAGGAAGAGGAGACGGTCACAACATGGCAGAATGTCCTGCGGGCTTGCTATGAGGGTGAGACAATGGAAGAACTGGAGCGAAAGATTCCACGGATAACATTGGACACACGGGGACAGGCAGCAGTTATTGGAATTGATTATGCAGACGTAAGGGACTTCGCATCAGCCGGAATATTGACCAAGACGGATGAGGGAGAGTACATCTGGCGGCAGCATACATGGATCTGTGCGGATTCTCCATTTATTGATTCCATCAAGTTCCCGCTGAGAAATGCAGGACAGACCGAGTTTGAAGACTTTGAGATTGTTCCAGGTCCGGTGATTGATGTGAATCTGATTGCTGACTGGTGTATGGAACAGATAAACTATTACAATGTTAAGAAAATTGCAATGGATACTTATAGATACAAACTTTTTGAAATGGCTTTTAGTGAGCGTGAAATATCAATTGAAGATAAGAAGAATCCATATGGAATTGTGCGCTTAATCCGAAAGATAACGTCAGCAACTGGAATAATTGCTCCGTTTATTCAAGCTGCATTTAGTTTGGGGCAGATTAACTACGGACCGTCGGCGATCATGCGTTGGTATACCAATAATACAAGCGTGAGTGAGGATAAGTTCGGAAACAAGATGTTCGGAAAAATTGAGCCGAAGTTAAGAAAGAATGATGGATTTATGGCTTTTGATGTTGCAATGTTCTGCAAGGATGAGCTGGAAGTCCAGATGGTCTATATTTGACAGGAGAAAGATATGTTTAATTTTCTATTTCAAGACAGAAATAAAGAAATACAATCATTAGCGGAAGTGATTTCGTTAGATATGGCAAAGGTGAATCTATCGAAATTGGCTATTGAAAAGGCTATGTTAATGATAGCAAAAGCAATCGCAAAATCTGACATATTAATTCAGACGGACAACAAAGAAAAAAGAAAAGAGGAATACAGGCTAAACATCCAACCAAATGACCACGAGTGTGGAACGGTGTTCTGGACAGAGGTGGTAAAGGAATTGCTTACAACGACAGAAGTTGTGATTATTCCATTAGGTGGGAAATATTACAGAGCGTCATCATGGCAGACAACAGATAGTGTGTTAACGGAACGCACATATAGGGATATAACGCTTACATGTGCGGGATACGACTATTCGATATATAAAAGTTTCAGATCATCTGAAGTAATACATCTGAGATACGATAATGCACGAATTAGACTGTATTTGCAGAATGTAGTCGGACAGTATGACAAGACACTTGAAGCAGTAAATACGATGATGCGCTTGTCAAGCCAGCCGCGATTCAAATTAAAAACAGGCGACAATCAAGTATTTGCGGAAGAATTGGATGATGGAACAAAAAGAAGAACAACTAGAAGTAAGTATCTGGAGAAAATAAAAAGGTTGTTGGAATCGGATGAGCTGCTAGTATTTCCGGAATCGACAGGAGTAACGCTAGAAAGTATGCAAATTACAACAAATGTAAAGGCAGAGGAACTGGCGAAGATGGCTCTACAGATCAACAATGAGGTGGCTAATGCATTTGATATTCCGGAGGCGGTGTTCAACGGAAACATCACGGAAAAATCAGATGCAACCAATGAGTTTATAACGTATGCAGTAAGCCCTATAGCGGAAGTGATTAATGATACATTGACAGCTTACAAAATCGGAATAAATGATTATTGCAAGGAAAAAGAAAAAGTCATGGTATGGCTGGCACGTTTCAAGCACGTGGATGTGGTAGACAGTGCTGTAAATCTGGATAAGCTCCGTGGAATCGGATTTAATTACGATGAAATCCGGGAAATGGTAGGTTATCCGTTACTTAATACAGAATTCAGTCAGGCAAGAGCATTGACGAAAAACTATGGAGAGGAGGACAACAGTAATGCGGCACAGGAAACCTGATTAGACGGAGGTGATCCAAGTATCTCGGAGCTGTCCGTTAAACAGTAATAACAGGGAAAGGAAGAGAACATGGAACAGAAAAAAGTTGTGTATAGATTTCAGCAGACGGATAACGTGCATGAGATTTTCATTTTTGATGAGATTAGAAAAATCGGTCCGTTCAACTGGGATACATGGCAGTATGATGACTCTGAGACATCAGCTAAGCACTTCAAGGAACTTCTGGATGCAATTCCGGAAACAGACGAGATCAAGATCTATTTCAACAGCAATGGTGGAAGCGTAGACCAGGGAACAGCTATCTACAACATGCTTCAGCAGCATGGATCCTATAAGACGGGAATTGTAATGGGCGGATGTCATTCGATTGCCTTTACGATTCTGCAGGCGTGTGATAAGCGTATCATGGGACAGGGAACAACGGCCATTATCCATGATATGTGGGAGACAGTCACAGGAAATGCGGCGGATCTGAGAGCAGAAGCAGACAATCTGGATGTAGCAATGGACAGTTGTGTAGCTCTGTTCATGCAGAGAGCTACAGTTTCAGAAGAGGAGCTCCGGGAGATGATGCATAAGACTACAACCTTATCTCCACAGAAAGCTCTGGAGTATGGTCTGATTGATGAGATTGGCGTTGCACAGAAAGAAGATGATCCGGATGTGAAACTGCAGGAGGTGCTCAAAGAAAACAAGGCGCTTCAGATGGAATTGAGGAGCAGAAATGAGCATCAGAAGCAGTTAGCTGAATTCTATCAGCTGACTCATAAGAAAAAAGAGAAGACGGAAGAAAAGGATAGCACCGGTTGGGGTGCATTTTTTGGTTAGGAGGAAATAACAGAATGAAGATTGAAGGATTAAGCCAGGAAGTAAAAGACAAAGTAAAACAGTTGCTGGATAATGCTCCGGCAGATCAGAAAGCAGATGCTATCATGCAGTCAATCGAGATGATCGAAGAAGCAGCACACGCAGATCTGATCAATCAGGTTGTAGCAGAAGCAGAAAGAGCAGGTCATGATGCAGATTACAAGAAACAGCTCGGACTCCGCAACCTGTCCCAGGAAGAGAAGAAATTCTATGAGGGATTCAAGGACGTTAAGCAGTCAATTACTGCAAATCAGATTGATATCATCCCAACGGAGATTATTGACCGCACACTGGATGATGTGAAGAAAGCATCCAATATCCTGAAGCTGGTGAACATGGCTCCTGCAAATGTGAAAAAGTGGATCGTAGCATCTCATTCAGGAACAGCAGAGTGGGGAGAACTCACAGCAGCAATTGCAGGAGAGTTATCAATGGAGTTTTCTGCATTGAACATTGAACTGTGCAAACTCACTGCATATCTTGTGATTCCAAAAGCAATCCGCGAGCTGTCAATGGAGTTTGTTGATCGCTACTTTAGAGCGATTCTTGCAGAAGCAATGCAGGATGGTCTCGTTAAGGGATATATTGATGGAGATGGGAAAAACGCTCCGATTGGCATTTTCCGTAAACTTGAAGAATCCGAAGTTGATGGAACAAAGAAAGCAAAGGAAGTAAAGAAAAATATTACAAAGTTCAGCCCGAAGGGTCTTGCAGAAGTAAGAAAGATTCTTACCAATGATGGAAAACGTGTGGTAGATAAGCTGTATCTGGTGTGCAATCCATCCGATGAAGCAGAGTACGTTGATCCTTGCATGTTCGGAGAGGCTCTGACAGGTGGATATATCAACAAATCCTTTATTGATATTGAGAAGATTGTAGATGCTAATGTACCGAAAGGAAAGGCAGCATTTACCATTGCTGGATATTACACAATGGGAACAACCGGCGTTCGCGTCAAAGAGTATGATCAGACAAAGGCCATGGATGATGCAGATCTGATTATTGCAGTATGCAACGCCAACGGTCGTGCGGTAGATGATAACGTGGCAGTTGTCTTCGATGTGACAAAACTGGAAGAGTATGTGCTTCCTGTAACACAGGTAACAGTTCCGCAGACGAAGGAGTAAGCTATGAAGACCGGGAAGATGACAGGGGAAGAATTGGAAAAGCTCGTAAATGAGATGCAGGAAGAATTTCAGATCCCGCCATATTACCGGGACAGTCAGTTGAAGAATCTTGCAAAAGAAGGTGAGCAGACAGTCGGGAGCCTGAATCCCGGCTGTAGCGTCACGGAGGATTTAACTTACAGGATGCTTTTGAAGAATTACATGTATTATGCTTTTCATCATCGTGTAAGTGAATTCATGGATAATTATGCAAGCGTTATTTTGACCTGGCAGATGGAAACGGAGGTTGAAGACAATGACATTACCTGAGTATACAGACGGTGTATTGGAGTTGTATCGGATTGAAGAAGATACTTCAAAGGACTATCCAGAAGAAAGGCTCCGCGCAACTAACGAGAGAATATGGTACAGGGAACTTTCCGTATACGATACAACAAGGGCAAAACTGGCAGCAGCCAGCGTTGAGGTGACGATGAAACTTGCGATTCCGCAGTACAAGAAGATCAACAGTAAGTGCGTGTGCATGATAGACGGTAAACAGCACGAGATTTACAACGTTGCACACGTAACCACGAAAGATGGATTCAAAGAATCTGAGCTGACATTGAAAACGCCAGCATACGACAGAGAGGTGATCTGATGACACAGGGAGAATTAAGCAGGATTTTACACGAGTTAGACTGCCCGGTAAACGAGGGAGTTAGCAGTCTCAAAAATACAATGAAATTTCCAAGGATTGATTATTGGGAAATCGTCTGGGAAGATATTGTGGCATCAGGAGAAGAATATGCAGAGAAGATAACCTGGCAGATCAGTTTTTATGCAAGGAAGCCACGCGATCCGAAACTGATCGCACTGAAAAACCGTCTGAATGAGCTTGGCTACCATCCGACCATTGCTCACGAATATGTGACAGAAGACCGTGTATGGCACTCTTATTTTTCAATAACAACTGATGGAGTGATTGGATGAGTAGCGAGATAACCTTTGACGGTGGAGGATTTGAAGATTTCGAGGAACTGTTGAAACAGTATTCCGAGAATGTAAGCTCTGACAAAGCACTTGACGCAGTGGAAGAGGGAGCGAAGGAGTTCGTTAATGACCTTCTTAGACTCCCAAAACCACGAAGTCAGATCACAAAAGCAGGGTATACGCATATCGTGAGTACATTCGCACTGGAAAGAACTGATAGCGGAATTAAGGTTGGATGGGGCAAGTATTACGGTCCAATGCTTGAGCATGGAACCAGGAAGATGGCAGCAAGGGCACACTTGAAGC